GATCTAAATCTCGCTCGTACTCAACTGGCAGAGCTGAGAGGTGCAGCATTCCCGCCATATCCTGCGAACCGTCGGCAGCGTCAAATCTAAACTTTATTGTCATAGATAGATATTTCGCTTCAAAATCTAAATCAATTGCAAAATCATTCAAAACATCGCTGGTGCGGCTTCCAGAACAGCTTTTCCCCACAATCGCTCTGCCGGACTCATCGAATGCAACCACGTCCAGCGAAAAGGAAGTTCCAGTATGCGCGTAGAAAGAAAGTCTCGGTTTGACTTTGCATTTTCCATCAAAGGGCAAATCATCTATGCGCCAATAAAAAGAAGTGTACAGGTTTACATGAATCGGTCGGCCGCCGTAGGCGGGGTGTAGTGGATCTTGTGCAGGTGCGAAATAATGGAAAACCACAGAAGGCCCATCCGGATCGTCAGAGGAGTCATCTAGATAAGCATAGGGGTCATCTAGATAGTTCGCAGTTCCATCATCAACGGCAAGCTGCTCGCCAGCCACCGGGAATATTCGGAATTTATAACCCTCGGGTTGTGCATTCGTGCAGTCAATTTCCGCCTGCGGGCGGCTCTTCCAGCGAGGCTGATGTTTGCCGGTTCGGGTTATTTTTGCCTTGCCATCTTTTATGCTTGAGGAATCCACGATAATATAGCTATCTCTTTCTTCGATGGGAGCAAGGCCGAGCGCGGTAAAGCTATCGGAAAGCGAGCCGTCTCCGTTGATGATTTTCGCATTGGCGTTTGTTCCGCCGTTAGAGCTGGCAAGGCCTATATGCTTTGACATTCGCGGGATGGCGTATTTGGTGTTCCGGTTCACAAATCTGAATACGGAAAAATCCTTCATGTAGCCTCTATTACACGTGCCTAAAATTTCACCTGCTTCCACAGATCTATCAAGGGTGATTATTCTGACATTTGGGGGATTCGCCTCGTTGTCTGTTCCGAGCTCTACATTCTTTACGGTGTAGCAATTGCCTTTGCCTGTGCCGAATACAATCTCTATACAGTTTCCTTCGGTTCCGGAAAGTTCCGGTGCCGCGCCAAGTTCTATCGAAATTTTCGCCTCCTCTTCTGCGCCCGCATTCATAACTCTGAATACGGTGAAAATTTTCACAAACGAAGGCTTGCCGTCAAAAGTGGTCAATATTTCAGAGGCGTTGCTGCCCTGTTCCCATTCGGGGGTGAGATTCGCCGGTTCGTCGTATTTAACACCCTGGCTTATAGATTCGCCGGATTCTTCTCCTTTGTACAGTTTGAGCGGGCATTCCGCCCCGTAAGACGTCTCAAGCTGGCGGTCAATGCCAAAGTCCTGCGGCACTTTCAAGTTCACCTGCTCAATGTTGGCAAAGGCGGAATCTTTCAGGTTTATCTCTATCGAGATTTCATCTGTTTGCGAATAGCTGGAAACCTGCATTTCTTCAAACAAGGATTTTTCAACCCCGTCAATATCTGCGAACATTGACGCTTTGCAGCCCAGAAGTTCTATATCATTCCGCAGTACGCAGGATATAATATCTCTGGAAACAATCTTTATCTCAACATCATTGACCAGCGACAATTCGCCGCCTTTAATTATCATGTTTTCCTGCGAAATATTTGAAAAACTGTTTCCATCAAGGCAGTCGCAATATCCCGTTAAAGGGGCGGTTGACAGGTGAAAAATGCCATTTTGAAAACCAGTCGCGGGGTCTGACAAACCCGTTCTTTCGGTGTAAATATGCACTTTGTACGCAATCAGCATCAGGCAGCCCTCACGAAATCGAAATCCGCCTGCCACATATTCGAGTTCCCTACACGGCGCAGGTTGCCAAACGACAGGCACAAGGCATTCTCGCTTTGCGAGTCCGCCAAAAGCATGGAATCATTGCATTCTATCAGAAAGGACGCTGTTCTGACGGTTAGCAGCCATCTTAAAGTTCCTCCCATCGTCTGTGAATTCGCCAGAAGCGAGAGCGTGAACCGTGGCCTGCTCCAGCCATGCCGGAATGCCGACCAGCCGCTTTCCTTTTGCGAAACGGATTCGCTTTCATCGGATTCTCTTTTTGCCTCTTGCACGGCGAAATTGGCGAGGCTGAACGGAATGGCATCGTATGCCCAATTGGGGGTTTGCCACAGAGCGGCTATCCGGAGCGACATCTGTGCAATGCCCTTGTCCGCAGTTATCACATCATCTATGCCTATAAGCAGATAATCGCCGCAGCCTTCGCAGTCAAAGGCTGGGCCAAAGGGCTTTTCTCCACCGCCGAATGTCGCTCCCAAAACATCTGATACATTAGGCATTTCATTCCTGAATCCAGTTATTTCCGCCATGGTTCCCCAGACAGAAATTTTGGCAGACAGATGGTCGGCGTCTAAGCCGTAGTCAATTGCTTGCGTACGTTTGTTGACGGATTTCCAAGAAATGCCGCTCTCGTATGACGCAGAGGATTCTATTATATTTGCTTGCCTGCCGTTGACAATCATACGAAGATCCCCGCCGAAGACAATCCTTTGGAAATTTCGCTTGCGAAAAACGAGCGGAACAAGCTTTGGTTTTCGCGCAGCATTTTCTTCACATCTTCCGCATTCACGCCCGCTGCTATCTGCGGCGAGAAATTGACGACTATAGGACTGCCGCCGCTCTCTTTTCCGCCGTTGGCGATTTTGAAAAGTTCTTTCTGCTGCTCCTTGTTCAGTATCATTTCGCCCGAATTAGCTTTCACAGGCACGTAGTCGCCGTAGTAGGAGTTTCCTTCAACCACGCCGCCCTTTGCGAACTTTTGCGATTTAATGGTGGCGACTTGTGCCATGCCGGCGGCTGTTGTCGCCGTAGCCAAGACATAGTTGAGGGGAGGGGGTGCTGATGAAAGCGCCTTGGTGGCGGCCAATGCAGTGTTTATTATCGCCTGGGTTATGGCGATGGCTTTCATTGTGTTGCCGCCGGCTTTGCCGATCGTTGCCATGCTTTGCGCTATGGTCATGAAGGAATTCAGGTACTGGCCGGTGGCGTTCAGCCTGGTCTGCAGCAATTGGTTCTCAAGCCTTTCCGCTTCTGCAACTCTGGCTCTTTCAATTTCGGTTATAAGAGCAGCGTTTCCTCGGGCTTTTTCCAGTTCGGCATCGTATCTGGCGTTCATCCGCTCCATCTGCACATTACAACGCTCTTCCTCGTCTGCGGCGGCGGTTTCTCTAAGTTGCCAAGAAAATTCCTGGGCAGCCTTTCTGTTTTCAGCATCTTTGTCCGCAGCATTCCTTTTTATCGCTTCAATTTCGGCGAGCTTGGCTCTTTCTATTTCCGCTTCCGCAATTCCGTTTTCTTTTGCCAATTTCAATTCTTCGTTGTACTTTTGGTTTATGCGCTCAATGGCTATAACATCGCGCTCCGCATCCGTTACCGCGCAAGCCTCTCTTATGCGCAGCATTTGCTCTTGTGCGTTTTTTTCTATGCGTTTTTCCTCTTCCCATTTGGCAGCCTGCGCATCCCATTCCGCTTTGCTTTGCTTCACCGCTTCGGCATGGGTGGATTCTCTTATTTGGTGAAGCTTCAGGTTTAGCTCCGCTTCGCTGTCAGCTATGTATTCAGCAAACTCGTCGTAAGAAATTTTTTCGTTTGCCAGCAACTCGTTGAATGCGCGAATTTGTTCTTTGTGAGCAGCTTCTGCCGTTTGCGTTTCCGTCATTTTTGATTTTTTATAATTGGCAAGCCAGCCGTCGAGAGCTTTCATTTCTCCAGCATATCTTTCTTCTGCTTTCTTTTTTTGCGGCGCGTTGTCAATTTCCGCCTGCGCTGCCTTTTTTCTTTTCAGCTCATTCTTAGCCGTCTCGGCGGCAACTTTTTCGTCAAGATTCGCCTGCTCGCGTATCATCTTATTACCCAGCTTAACAGCTTCAAGTTCTTCGTTTAGCCTTCTTATAACATTACTGTCTGCGCCTTCGCTCTTTGCTTTTTTCAAAGCTCCTACAATGCCGTTAACACGAGCCGCCCCCGCCTCCACCGCCGGCAAGCCTTTTTTCAACTCATCCAACTCTCTCTTGAAATAACCTTTGGTTCCTTTCTTAGCTCTTTTCAATTCTATTTCCGTTACTTTATCGGTGTATTTTCCCATCTGAGCATTCAAGTCGGTAGCCTCGTCTATTGCTTTTTGGATTTTCAGCCCACCAAGGAATTCAACCCATTCATCCGATAAGTCCGAAACGAATTTTATTGCGCTTTTGAACAGATCTGTATCGGTAAGTGCGGCAAGCGCACCTTTTGCACTGATTTCGGCTTTTGCCAAAGAGTCATTCAACTGTTCAACATTTCGAGCGTATTCGTCTGTGTATCCGCTTGCGTCTCCATAAGCCTTGACTTGCTTTTCGAGTTCCTCTCTTCCCTGGCTCAAGAAAACTATCATTTCTTTCCCGGCTTTGCCGAAAGCTTCTCGCGCTATATTGGATTTTTTAACCGTATCCGTTTCTTTGGCAAAAGCGTCGGATATGCGAAACAATGCCTCTTTCTGGCTGACATACAAACCGTTTGCGTCCCTCAGGGAAACGCCCAGCCTTTCGAGGGCCTGCCGCTGCTCCGAAGGTTTCTCCGGATCCAAAGCGCTTGCCACTCCTTGCATTGCCATCTGAAAGGCTTCTGCCGAACCGCCAGCGAGCGATATGGACCTGTTAAAACCTGCCACCTCCGCCGCCGTCATGCCGATGGATTCGCCGAACTTGCGGAAATTGTCCGCCTCCTTAAAAACCTCCGCACCGAGATCCTTTATTGCACCAGCCAGCTTTATTGCCAGTTTGGTTATTATAGCACCTAGAGCCGCAGACAGTGCGTTTGCCGCCATTTTTTGCTTGTCAAAAGCTTTTTCCAAGCTTCCCGTTGCCGCTTCGGCTTTTTTGGAAGAATCACCCACGTCCTCCAAGGAATCCGCCACCTTTCCCAGGCCCTTCTCAACCTCGCCAATTCCGTCAGCGGTGACTTTTATTTTAACGTCGTTTGCCATTGCGGGCTCCCAGCCGTTTTGCCATAGCCGTCAAACGCTCCCTCTGCCTCGCGAATATTCCGGGTGCGCGGTTCCATGCTTTCAAGGCATCCACAAAAACGGCGGGCTGCGAAGCGAGGCCGCCGGGGAACGGAAGAATGCCGGATTTTTCCAGAGAGTAAAGGCATTCCAGAAGGAAGCGGAAATCCGCGCCGACGTCCGAGAATACGTAATCCTCTATTTTGCCGTCTATCCTTTCCCCGCATATCTCAATTCCTTTATCCTCTCTTTTCAGGCATCCGTGCCAGATTCCGGCGGCGGCGATGATTTTTTTTTAACGCTTTCCGGAACGGTGTTTATTTCCGCCAGCGCATCGCAGAGGTTGGCATAATCGGTTACGCTAAAACCCTCCGCAAGCTCCTTCTTTGAAATGGAGCTGAAATCAACATCGTCCCCGTTTTCATTTTTAAGGCCTTTAATGTCTTTCACGGCAGTTTCCAAAAGCCATTCAAAGGCTTTGTAGATGCGCTCCACCCGTTCCTTCACGCCGCTTGGCGTGTCGGAAAGCATTTCCGAGAACTCGGCCTGCTCTACCGCCGTGAACGGCTTCAAAGTCCATTTGACGCCGTCTATTTCTTTCTCAATCGGTTTTCTGCTGTTCCAAATCATATTCCCTCCTTACCTGAACCACAGCATGATTTCGCAGTCGTCGCCCGTGAGCTTCAGATTTATCTCCTGCCCGAGCATTGAATTGTCATCGCTTTCCGTAATGCCTGTGTATTGCACGGCAGGCAGAAGCACGTCTATCCGGTTTCCCGCGCTCTCGCTGATTTTGAAGCTCATGGAAGCAATCTCGCCGGCGAACAGTTTTTGGTAAAGCGCGGCGGAACGCTCTATGTCCGCGGTTATCGCGACAGAGGCTGTGGCGCTTCTCGCAGTCACGACCGAGAACTTGAGCCACGAATCGGAGTTAAGATCCGGTATCAGATAAACCTCGTTGCCCGCGTCTATGCTCACGCTGCTTGTTATCGGGGCATAGTCATTGCCTATGCGAACCCGTGCGTTTGCCACTATTCCGGGCTGGTGCGCTTCCCACTCAATCCCGTCCGGCAATCCGGCAAACGGCGCGCCCCAGTCCTCTTTGCTTGCCGCTCCTGTGAACTGGGCGGAGAAAGAGGGATAGGATTCCGTGCTCAGCTCCATCGTGAATGTGCAGGCCGCGCCGTAAATGCTTTTCTTGAGGCCGCCATCGTTCACGTCAAGCGTGTATGTTTTTTGCGATTCCCCGTCGCTCATTGGGCGGTAAAGAAAACCGGCCGCTTCGCCCGCAGTTTCAACATCGCAGCTGAATTCGCCTGATTCCGCGGCGTCGCCATTGCTGAAATCCTCATCGCTTCGCAGGACGTAAAAAATTGCGGATTCATCTTCTTCAATGCCGACGATCAGCCCTTTTGCACTTGCAGCGGCAATTATGCTTTTGCCCAGCACAAGAGAATCCCATCCGGTCGCATTCAGAACGGTCATCTTCAGGGCATCTTCTCTTCCGAACCTTGCCGCCTGCAAAATACTGTCTATCTTGGGAACTGTTCCCGCCGCTCCGCTGTTTTTCAATTCTCCGGAGACCGAGACCGACGCGGGCACTTTTCCCACCCTCGACGGGCCGGCGGAAATGCTGGCTTTGAAAACCGTTTTTTCGATCAGCTCAGGCTCGGTTGCCGCCGAAATCTCCGTAAATTCCAAGCCGTAGCCATTTGCGCCGATTGAAGCGGGAACGCCGTTCTCGGATTCGAGAGCCAAGCCCATGCTTCTTTTGTTGTACAAAGCCAAATTCATTCTAACCTCTTTGGATTATTGAGTATTGCACCATTATTGAAATTCTTGAAACAGCGTATGCCTCCGGCAACGCCGGGCATTCAACGCTTGCTCCGCCAATGCTCACGTCCCCGAGCATCTGCGCCCTGGTTTCAGGCATGAGCTTTCTTATTTCCGTTTGACTGATTTTCGAGTAGCAGAAATTTTCCTCGGTAAGCGATGTTATGTCCTGCCAGTTGTCCGGCGTGCATGGCGCGGCAACAACTATGCTCAGAGCATCCTGCCGCCTGAGGAAGCTGTGCGCCCGCCTGTCGATAGCCTCGCTCTCGCCGCTCCAAAAAACTTTGGCAAGGGTTTCGTTTTCGTTTTGAAACTCCCAGTCTCCGAGCGTGGGCAAGGTTCTGTATCCGAATGCGGGCGTTTCAAGCAGCGCCTTGACTGCTGTCCTGATGCTCTCTTTGAGCGATTCGCTGCTCTCTTCTATGCGCTTGGCTTCCGATTGCGCGGGCATTGAGACGGAGAACTCAATGCGCGCAACCATCAGCTTTTGCTCAAGCTCCGCCTCGGTGGACACGTCCAGCCAGGAAACAGGCTCGAAAATTCCCGTTCTGCTTGAATCTTTGAGCGGAAGCGAAATGCCAGAAAGCCTGGATATAACCTTGTGGCTTATCCTGCAAGCCTCCGCGCGCCTGCGCTTCTCGCTCGCAACGTTCTCTGTTGCCACAAAGCACACAACATTGAGTTTCTCTGTTAAAATGCCTTTTGAATCAGCTTCGAAAGTCCCGCCGCTTACGTGCCACGACATAGACGGGCGCGTGATGCCGGGTATCATGGCTGATTCTTCGACTATCTGGAATCCTTTTTCTTTCGAGCGGAAAAAATCGCACAGCGCCTCTTCAATCATTCCTGCGTCAATCATAATTATAAACCCCTCATTGCGTTCATTGTGAACTGGGCCGGGCCGCCGTCAACCAGCGAGCCTGCGAAAAAGCCGGGGCTGTCTGCGGACAGAGGAACGCCGAGCGATATTTCGCCGTCTGCTATCTTATTCAGCAGCTTCATTGCGTTGTCGTAGCGTTTGCGCATTCCCGGATTGTCGTCGAGGCTCAGACGCCTCTCGTGCAGGTTGTAGATGGTCAAATCAACGCAGATGCTTTTAAGCACAGGCGGAGTGCTAGGGAGCGGCAGCGAATGCCTGCCGCCTATAAGCGAATCAATTAATGCGCTGGATTCTTTTATGGCTCCGTCAACAATTTTTTTGTTGATTTCACCGCCCTTGCCGGGATTGGCATCGTCCGTCAATTGGATAATGATCTCTTTCGGCAAGTGCGTTTTTACGTCGTCCAGCACGCAGTACATCTAGGAGATTACCCCCGCCAAAAGCATTCCCGCGCCTTTGGCCGTGACTGTTTCCGCCCAGCATGCGCCAGCTTTGACGTTGAAGCCGCCCAGCGCGCCAAGCTCGTCATTCCACGTTGTCGATGCGAAACGCTCTTCGCTTTGGAATGTCAAGCCCCACGCAAGCCCTATGCTTGCGTCTGCGACAGGCTCGCAATAATGCAATGCCACGTTGTTGCCCCAGCAGTTCTCAAGGACCATTTCTTTGCCTTTTCTGCTTGCGTTTATGCGGCTTGCGCCGACTATGATTTCCTGCAGCTCTAGAAGCTCGGCTACTATCTGCCTGCTTGCCACTCCGGAATCGCCCGCGTTGCCGTGCGCCGCCTTGACTATTTTGGGATGGGTGCGCAGCTTTGTCCATGCTTTCTGGCCTATCGTCATCCTGTTCGGGCGCACGAGGTTCTTGTCCAGCATTTCAAGCAGGTATTTGAGGGGGTCGGAGTCCGGATTGTCGAATTTGTCGCCGTTTTCCACAGCGATTGTTTTTCCGGAAAGGTAATTGCTGGGGCTTTGCACTATATCGGCAACTCTCTTTTCCCTGTCAAGAAGAACCAAATTCATTATGGAAGTCAAGGCATCGCTCACCAAATCGCCCACCTGCCCGTCCGCTTCGTTGATGTCGCGCTGGGGTATGAAGCTGCCAAGCCCGTAGTCAACGCAGATGCCCGATTTTTCCATGACAGAAAAAGTCGCCTGGTTCGGCTTGCTTCCCCTGCCTATCAAGGTGCTGGGCACCGTGAAGCCGTCCGCTAGATTGCGCTCCGCATACTTGAAAGAGGTATGCTTCGTGCGAAGTTTTTTTATGGGCATCACTAGGTCAGCCACAAGCTCCCTGTTCTTGAATTCCATCACCATGCCGGTTTGCTCCGGCGTTACCACGTAGTTGGTGTTTGTCGTTGTCATTTTACGATTCTCCTAAAACAAATCTGGTTATGTTGACTCTGATAATCTCGCCCTCGCCGCCGGATTCTTTGGCTTGGGCTATAACAATATCACCGGCGATAGCCTTTACGCCTTTGCCCAGCAAATCGCTTGCGAGCCAGTCGCCGGCGTTGACCGTGCCGCCAAGCTGGAGACGCGTCTCGCCGTCCTCCTGCACGTCTATGCGGTCTCCCGCCGCGTCGCAGCCGACATCTGTCGTGATGCCGGCGGGAATGTTTGACGCGCCCGCTATGCTGATGGGAACGGTTGCCAAAGCGCGATAGTCATCGCTTGCTCCGAATTTCGCTATCCTGAATGGAGGGATCGCGCCCTCCGCTATGTAATTGAACGCATTTCCGTTCATGCTTGTCCTCCTTTTTTGGTTACTTCATCCAAAGCTTCTCTGTACGACATTCCTTTGCCCACAAGTTCCCTGATCCCTTTCCTAGCCTCATCAACGTCGCCCGGTTCCGCGCTTCCGTCCGCGAACTGGTGCTCGCCCGGCTTGACCGCAGGCTCAATGGACTCAATTATTTTAAGCAGCGATTCCTCAGCCGCTTTCGCATCGCCCTCGGCAAAGGAAAGAGAGCCATCGCCTATAAGCTCGAAAATCTTTTCTGCGTGTTCTCTCTGCGACGCTCTCAGTTTTCCTTCCTTTGCCAAAGCATTCAGTTTCTCGGCGAATGCGTTTTTTCTCGCCTCCGCCTCCGCTTTGGCTTTCTCCGCCTTCAACGCCTCAATCTCGGCCTTTAGAGCCTCCTTCTCTTTGTCAGCATCGCTTTCGCTGCCTGCGTTGCCCTCTGCGAGGGCGGCGGCATCGCCGTCCTCTTCCGTTGGGGTTTCAAAATCCTCAAACGTTTTTATGTCCCATTCCGGGTAAATATTGTCCGCTTCCTCAACGCTCTCTTTTTCTATAAGCTTTTCTCTCAATCTGCGGAACAGGCGGCCAAGCGTTCTGAATGCGTATTGAACATCGCTCCCGAGCGAAACGGCAAAATATATCACGTCGTCCGAGTTCTCGCCGAACTCCAGCGGCTGCAAGCCCTTGACCGCCGGGGCAATCCCGCCCAAGGCTCCCAAGTGCTTGATGCCCTTTGAATAGTCTTTGTGCAAAGCGACAGACACATAAGGGTATTCGCCGTTCTTCACCTCCTCGGCAAACTTAGGCTCCACTTTGTCCAGCTTGACCATGAGCATGTTCCTGTCCCCGATTTTGGCGTCAACTATGGATGCCTTGCGCGGGCTGTCCGTGCGGGGGTGCCCTTTCACAAGCGGAGGCATGTAGCCGGCCGCTATCTGGCTTTTTATCCCGTCGGCTATCATTGATATGTCCGCCGGGGTGAAAGTCCTCGGTGTGCCTGAGAAATCGGTGAACGTTCCGGGGCGCAGTGCCTCGGCCCATTTGCCTTCATTTGAAATTTCTTTGTCCATGAGCGTAAAGGTAAAATCCGGAGCATGAAAAAGCACAGGAAATTTTCCCGGAAATTTTCCGGTTCTTTTGCGTGACCGCAAATTTATCTTGCTTGGCAAGAAGCGAGGATAAAATGGACAGCGAGTTTTTTAAGAAAGTGTTTGATCTGGTGTTCGGCAGGATAGGAATAGGAGCGATATTCCTCGCCACCACCGTGGCCATGTGGATGCAGATGCAGGACATGCAGAAAAGAAGCGAAGAGAGATGGAGCGAGACATTGAAATCAAGCGAGCACAGGTTTGAGAAAATGTTTGAAGAGGAGCGGAAGGACAGGCACAACGTTCTGGAAATAATGAGAATATGCTGCAGGGAGAAAGGGGCGCAATGAGCAAAAAAGAAGCAAACGGAGAGTACGCGAAAACGCTTTACATAGCGCACGGAATGTCTTTGCAGGACATAGCCGCAAAACTTGGCGTATCCTACCGGGCATTGCAGAACTGGAAAAAAGAGGGATGCTGGGACGCGGAAAGGCAGCGCATCGTTGAAGCCGAGGGAATGGCGCACTCATCGGCATACGCAGAGCTGGCGAAAGAACTGAGGCTGCTGCGATTGGAAAGCGAGCAGGGAAAAGAGGTTGACATTGAGCGGTACAAAAAACTGGAGAGCCTTGCGAAGCTGACGCACAATCTGCTTGACTACGAAAAATCCGCGCCGAGAAAAACGGAGAAGAAAAAAAGCCCCCAGGAGATAGCGGAGGAAATAGACAGAATAATACGGGGCGAAGATTGAAAGCGCGCGAATATTTCTTCCCTTACCAAAACAGGTGGCTCGCCGACAGAAGCAGGGTTAAGCTGTTCGAGAAAAGCCGGAGGATTGGAGGGACTTTTGCGCAGTCTTACGAAGATGTGCACGACTGCCTTTCGCAGAAAAAGCTGAAAGTGTATTTTTCATCATCCGATTGGACGGCGGCTGAGGAGTACAGGGATTACTGTTTGTCATGGGCTTCTAAGTTCAACGCGATTTCGAAAGTCCGTTCCAGCGAAGGGGAAGAATCCGTTGAGTTCTTCGACGAGGACAAGGATGCAAAAACGACACGGATAGAGTTTCCAAGCACAGGCTCGAAAATAATACTGCTCTCAAGCAATCCCAAAGCGTTCCGCTCCAAAGGCGGGAAGATAGTGTGGGACGAGGCGGCATGGCACGACCAGGCGGAGAGAATGTGGGCGGCGGCGAAGCCGGCAATCATGTGGGGGCATTCAATGAGGATACTCAGCACCCACAACGGAATAAATTCCACGTTCAATAAGCTGATAGAAAAAACAAAAAATGGCGAGCTGGATTACTCGCTGCACACAGTGCCGATAACGCTGGCGGTAGCCGAGGGCGTGGCCGACCGCATAGAGAAAAGAACGCTAACGGACGAAGAGCGGGCGGCGTGGATTGAAAGAGAAAAGAAAGGGTGCCTGACGGATTCTATATGGAGGCAGGAATACCTGTGCGAGCCGCAGGACGAATCCAAAGCGATGCTGCCTTACGCTTTGATAGAGTCGTGCGAAAGGGATAACCTGCTTATGCCGGCCAAAAATCTTTCCGGGGAATTGTACATGGGCTTTGACGTGGCGCGGAAAGGCCATTTAAGCGTTATTTACGTCGCGGAAAAAATAGGAAGCGCGTTTTCCGTGCGGCATGTAAGAGCGATGAGGAACGCACCGTGGAGCGTCCAAGAAAGCGCTCTTTGGGAGCTTCTGGAACTGCCGGGATTGCGGAGAGCATGCCTTGACTGCTCAGGGCTGGGAAGCCAGATAACGGAAAGAGCGAGGGAGAGATACGGAAGCAAGGTGGAGGCCGTGACGTTCACAAACACGGTGAAAGAAGATTTGGCGATATCGCTTGAAAGGGCCTTTCAAGACATGAGCGTTCTCGTTCCGAAAGACGGCCCCCAAAGGGAATCGCTGCACTCAGTCCGGAAAACAGTCACATCTGCGGGAAACGCGAGATACGACGCAGCTGAAACAAAGGCGGGGCATGGCGACTATTTCTGGGCTTTGGCGCTGATGCTGCACGCAGGGCAGACAGCGAAAGGGATGGGCTGGGTGGCAAGCGGAAACCCGTTTCCGGAAAGCGAGAGAATGGAAAGCGTTTTAAAGGGCTTTTAAGGCCTTTTGAGGCTTCGCTAAGGGTAAGGAGCACCGAGACGGGAACAATCAAAATTGAACGAGTTTAAACGGCAAAGAATGGAAACTAAAAAGAGAGGCTGAGAAAGATGGCGAAAAAAGAAAGAAAAAAGGCTGAAATCGGGATTTTGACCGCCGAATTTGCAAATTTGGCTGGCCCGAACGCAATGTCAATGCTCAATTTCCTCCCGAACCCCGACCCGATTCTGAAAGCGCAGGGCGGGAGAATTCAAACATACAGGGACATGCAGGATGCGCACCTTGAATCCGTTCGCAACAAAAGGCGGATGGCGGTATCGTCCAAATCGTGGTCGCTGCAGGCGGGAAACGGGGACTGCGAAAAGGCAAGGCTCGCGGAAACGCGCCTGTGGAACATGGGCTTGCGGAACCCAATTAGAGAGATAATGGGAGCGATTGACTACGGCTATCAGGTTACGGAAGTGATATGGGAGGCAATAGACGGCTTGTGGATGCCGGCAAAGCTTAAAGACAGGCCGCAGGAATTGTTCAAGTTCTCAAAAACCGGAGATCTGATATTCGCAAGCGAAAAGAACGGGGCAATGCCGCTTTTCAAATTTCTGCTTACCCAAAACAACCCGTCCGCAACTAATCCGTACGGCAAGCCTGCGCTTGCCAACTGCTTCTATCCGCTCGCATTCAAAAAAGGAAGCCTGAAATTCTGGATGATGTTCACGGAAAAATTCGGAATGCCCCACGTGGTTGGCAAAGCGCCCGGAAGCACGACCGAAAAAGAAAGAACGGATTTCCTCAAACTGCTCTACGGGCTGGTCAGAGACGCAGTGGCAGTCATAGCCGACAACAGCACGGTGGAATTGCTCGAAACAAAAATAGGCGGAACGATGCCATACGAGCAGATAGTGCGGTGGGCGGACAGGGAAATTTCAAAAGCCTATCTAGGCGAGACTCTGACCACGGAGCAGACGGACACAGGCGGAACGAGGGCTTTGGGGGAAGTGCACAACGAAGTGCGGCTTGAGATGACGCAGGACGACGTGGCGATGGTTGAGGGGACGATGAACACCCTGATCAAATGGATTTGGGAATTGAACTGGCCGGAGGACGACGAAATCCCGTGGTTCCAGTTCGCGCAGCCCAAAGACATGCAAACAGGGGAGCTTGACAGAGACAAGAAATTGCACGACCTGGGAGTGAGGTTCACGGAGAAGCATTTCATTGACCTCTACGGAATAAACGAAGACCACATAGCGGAAATATCAAACGCACAGGCAGGGCCTATGTTCGCAGAGGGCGAAAGCAGGAAGCCGGAAGCACCGAAAGGAAGGCGGGAAACAAAGGAGTTCGCGGAAGCGTTGGCGGACAAATGCTCGTCCATGGGAATAACGAAGCCTGTGCATGAGCTGGTGGAGAACGCGCAAAGCCTTGAAGAAATACGGGACGGGCTGATAGGGCTGTACGCCGAGATGCCGATGGACAGCATAGCCGCTGAAATGGAGCAAGCATTTCTGGCCGCAAACCTCACCGGAAGAATGGAGATATTGAGAAAGGCAGGAATAGCGTAATGGCAAACGAGCCGAAAGCGAGCTTCGCGCAAGGAGAGTACAGAGAGGCGGTGGAATACTTCCGGCAAAAAGTCAATATGCCGACCGAAACGTGGAGAGACCTTTCGGGGGCAATGCACAGCAGAGCTTTTGCCGTGGCGGGTGCAATGAGGGATGACATACTTTCTGATTTCAGGCAGGCTGTTGACAAAGCGATTTCGGGCGGAGCAACGCTGCAGGATTTCAGAAAGGACTACAACCGCATAGCCGACAAATGGGCGGCGGACGATCCCGGGTTCGCAGAAAAAAGAACAGGCAAAAGCTACGACGCATGGCGAAGCAAGGTTATATATTCAACAAACATGGCAACGGCATACGCAGCGGGAAGGGAAGCGCAGATGCACGACCCGGACATGAAGGACATCTGGACGCACGCAAGATACATGTGCATGATGGACGGCAGGGAAAGGCCGGAGCACGCAGAATGGAACAACACCGTGCTGCCGATGGACGATCCGTGGTGGAGCACGCACACGCCCCCGAACGGGTGGAACTGCAGGTGCTGGAAAGAGCCGGTTTCGGGAACGGAACTGGAAATAATGAAAGAGAAGGGAGTGAGGACAAAGGAGCAAAGGCCTACAAGCCCGGCAAGCACAGCAGGAATAGACGAAGGGTGGAACCACAATGCGGGAGAGGCGGATGCGGGGAGCGAATCCCTGAGAGCCTTGTATGACGCAAAGGCCAGACGGTATTTTCCGGAAGAACAGCAGGGGCTATGGAGCGGAACGCCGGAGCCATTGAGACTTGAAACGATAGATAACAGGCATTTATATCCCCTTCGAGGCCCGCTTGAAAGCACTGAAAAATTCAAATTGGCTATGGACAAAGCATTGGGAGCAGAAAACGGATTCAGGCAGTTCGAACTTAAAACGGGGAACTTTACTTACACATACGCAGTTGACACGAAGAATTTCACAGACCACCTCAGAATAGACCGGTCAAGATTTGCGAACATGATTGCGGAAACGATAAAAAACCCGCAGGAAGTGAGAGCCGTGTTTTTGAAAAGCAACACTGGAAGAGTGGCGGTGAGGCATTACTTCTATTCGAAGTTCAAAGATGAGTTTGGAGGCGACAAATATGTTAAAGTTGTGTTTGACGCAAACCAAGCAAAATTCGCCTCTTACACGGCGATGCCGCAGAAAAGCGAATTCAAAGCGGATGGGACGGTGATTTACAGGAAGGAGTGAAAGGAAATGCAAGGCGAATGCCCGGCCCTGCAAGGTCAGACATGGACGAAGAGGCATTTCCATTCCATATCCTACACGCTTATAATATAGATTATTTTTTTGGAGAGAGGAAAGAAAAATGGCAAAATTCTCAATAACCGCTGACGTGCTGCCTGTTATGAGGTGGCTCAAAGCCGCCGCTTTCGGGGTGAAAGCAAACAAAAGGGCTATGGCGCTTGCCGGGGACTATGCCGTCAAGTCAATCAGGCAGAATTTTTTGGCAGGGGGAAGGCCGGAAAAGTGGAAGCCTTTAAGCCCGGTGACGCTTGCGATGAAGCTGGGCAAAAGCAAGGGGAAGGCGAGGGCGAAGAAGGCGAAGACGAACAAGGTGCTCATAGGGCTTGGAATGAAGGGAGGCCTTATGGGAAGCATTCACTACAAAGCGAGCGACAGCGAGGTTGTGATTGGGCCGGACAGCAAGCCGTATGCCGCTATACACCAGTTCGGGGGAATGGCGGGAAGGAACAGGAAGGTGAAGATACCGGCGAGGCCATATATGGTTTTGCAAAAAGACGATGTGGGTAACATCGCGAGAATTATAGAGAACGAGATTGCGAGAGCAATTGCCAAGGGGGGCTAGAACAGGCTCATCTGCTCGGTACTTTTTGGAGTCCACTCATTGGCAACCGCGCTGATTTTGCGACTGCTCACGCCAAGCTTCCAAGCCGCTTCGGATATGTTGAGCTTGTTTTGCTTTCTGAGCCATTTGGCTATTACGCAGTGGGGGAAACTGGCGGGGAAGGATACGCTCCGGCCTCTCAGCATGTCCCACAGGCGGACTACGTTTGATACGCCGATTTGGCCGGCGAGAACACGGAGCGGCTCGCTGGGCAGGTCTTGGACGTCTAGGCAGTCTATGAAATCGGACGGAAGCATTAAGGGAATATAGAAAAATATTTTTTCTACGTGCGTTGTTATACAGATGTCCTTACAATATATCTTCCAAAGAACCTCCATTCTTTAAATATTCATAAGTCAATAAAATTGTTTCTATCCCTTCTTTTTCTTTTTCTGAAATTTCTCTATCTTCATAATATCGCTCTCCTTCAAACCTCACAATTGTTTTTTTAGAACTAGCGATATCTTCTAATAGCATTACTCTAATTTCATTACGGTCGATATTTACATCAAAGCTTTCGTAATAATTTCTAGAACCGTATTCAAAATTTATTTTTTCGTCAGACTCCAGTTCCAACGTTTCACGTTTGCCATCAATTTTAAATTCATATTCATTAGACGTATTAAACCTTCTATCACTAGAGGCTATATGATTAATTACCATTCTAAGGCTTGCATTTGTGCTTTTTCCTATTATTGGAATATAAAGGTAAAGTTTTTCAAGAAGATTTCCTGTTTTTCTATGGGTAGAATTTATCCACTTTACTTCTTTAAAATCGTCGCTAGATATCATTAATTTTCCTTTAACTCTTTCTTTAACTTTTTCTTTGTTTTCTTCCAGCCACCGCAAATTTTTTGCCTCTTGTTCTGCTCTTTGTTTTTCTATTTTTTCTTTAACTCTTTCTTTTATTTCTTCTAATTTCTGTTCATTTGAAGCTTCTTTTTCTTTGAAAAGAGCGTTATTGGCAAATATAATTCTCAAGTTGCATTTTGCTAAAATATCCGAACAATATGAGCTGATACGTAAATAAGAGTTATTTTTAAAATTCCACACAAAAGCATCGTTTTCCGTTTCTTGTGGCTCACCATATTTTTTCTTAAAAGCAACGATCTGTTTTTCTTTAATTTCAGATACCTCATCTTTTTTCAATTCATCTATGGTAATATCCCCATTGAATATTTGTTTGTTAAAATATTCAATCGTGATTAATGCGGGCGAACCATCGTAATTCATTTCTGCTGATATATAATCAGATACTACATCTTCGTTTTCAATTATAGCTAACATATAAGCTGATATATAATCAGGTGCTTTATTTTCTAAATAAAGACGTGCCTTATTTATTTTATTTTCAATTTCGACTCCAACTTCAGCTTCTCTAGTTTCGGCTTTTGATATCTTTATTTCTGAATATTTCTTTTTATTGAAATCCTTTTTAACTTCTTCAATAGATGTATTCCAATTGTAATTAAGAACGCCTTTTAAATTCATTTCTTCGGAATTCTTTGTGCATGAAAAAGCGAATAGATACGCAATTGATATGAATATTAATCTTAGAACTGGAACTGTCTGACCAGGTTTTACTGCTATTTTAGCCATAAATAATCTCCCGTTTTTGGTTTATTTTACGCAATATAGAAAATTAGGGCAGAAAATGCACACTAAAATAGTGTGCATTTTCTGCCCTAATTCACAAACGCATTTTACATTTTGTTATACGGGCTCAAGCCATCGGGTTCTGCCGCAACAAATCAAACGCCAAACCTTCACGCCGTCTGAGCCTCCGTCTGAGGCTTCTTTTTTTCCAACGCTTCAAGTCTTGAGTTTATACGCTTTTCTATTGACTTCATTTGCCTTAAAACCTCATTATTGGTCGTTTCTGTTTTTAGTAGCCCGTGAATTTGATTATATTCAATCTCAAAGAGTTCTTCAACCGTGGCTCCTAGTTCAAATAGTTTTTTAATAACCGAAAGCCCTGGATTAACGCCCCTTTCCCAAGTTGATATATTTTTTTGATTTGCTTCGCCACCCAATTGCTCGGCAAGCTTCAATTGGTTCCAACGCATTCTTTCTCTGAACTTTTTTAAGCCAAATTTAACTTCCATACGCTTAATATCGGATAAATTTATAATAAAAATTAAAAAAAATAACTTTTTTTTAATTTTTTTTACCACTTTTGAAAAATAATTAGTATATTTACTAATATGATGACTATAAATAGTGATATTGTTAGAAAAAATGCCGGTAAAAGGGTATTAACGCCTAATAAAATGCTGGCAATAACACCGCTCGCTCGTGCCGTGCTTGACAGAAGGCGGCTTGAAATCGCTCATGAAACGGGCGTTTTGAAACCACGCTATGAAATTGCAAGCGAGGCTATAATCAATCATTTCACACCAACCAATCACCAACAGGAGGTATAAAATGTCTAAAAAGACATCAACAATCACAGCTATTCCGGAAGAGGAACAGTTTTCGGCCAAGGAAGCTTTAAGCAAAGCTATGGCGGCACAGCGGAAGGAGCGCAGGCTCGTCAGAGATACGCACAAGAGTGTCGGCATAAGCGAGCGTAGCATTCCCAAGGCACACAAATTTCCGTATCTTATAAAAGATATTGACACGGCCGCAGACGAGGTTATAGACAACGGGGTAAAAAAAAGCATAAGCGCCAACGCAGCTATAAACCGCGATGTAAAAATATTGCATAGCTTAAAAGGCGAAAGGCCTACTCCCCGATATATGTTGTTTTACTTAGACAGAGCAAGGTTTCCAACAGCAAAAATGTCAGGGTATTGCTCCGCAGGCGGAGCCTTGGGGTTTCTTAACTGTTTGGAAGAAGCCTTGCCACGGCTAAAGGAGTATTATGCCGAAATGCTCAAAAACGACCAAATGAAGGTCGAACAAGCCAAGAAGGACACGTAAATGTTTGAAGAGCTTTTTATGAATCGAATAAATTGGGCTGCAACAGCTAATGTTATTGCAAGTGCAACTAGCGTTAATTACAATACAACGCATTTATACAGGGTTGCCAACGGCAGAAAAAGCCAACGCCTTTCCGCCTTGCTCCCAACGCTAGCCGTCAAAAAAATCGACTGGCGAGCGGTGGCCGCCGCCTGCGATGAGTTACGCCCTCCGGATCGCACTTACAAGCCGCGCTATATTTACGAGGTTGCGAAAGGCTTCCGCAAGAACGCCCAAGTGTTCCGCCTTCTGAAGCGGATACGTGTGATAGAAATGCTTGAGAGGCAGGATATGGAGCGAAAGAGTTTTAAACAGGCCGGGAAGGCCATCACCAATCACCAACAGGAGGTATGAAATGTCTAAAAAGACATCGACAAACACGGCTATTCTAGAAGAGGAGGCGTTATCAGCCAAGGAAGCTTTAAGCAAAGCTATAGCTTCTCAACGGAGAGAACGCAAGCTTATCAGGGACACGCACAAGAGTTCTATTATAAGCGAACATGATATTCTTGAGGCTAGGAACGCTTTAATCGGAAAACCTGGTATGAAGGTGATGGATGGACATCTTAGTATTCTTTTTATGGGACTAAAAAGGATCATCTCCGACGTAGATTTAATAATCAAGATACTCGAAACGGACTATGAAGAAGACTTGATAGCAACGAAACTCAGACTGCATCACAAAATGCTCAGAGTAATGTTTAACATTGTGAAAAAATATCACAGAGGAGGTATAAAATGAGTATTGAAACAGCGATAAAACTTAGTGAAAAAGCGATGCGGAGCGCAGCAAAGAAAATGAAGAGCTTGGCAAAGAAGAAAGTTTACCCTAAAGGCATATTGTTTGTGTTAGAGGAAAATTGTTTAACAGGAACTGCGAGCTGCTCTGGAAGCGAGTTCCTGGAATTTCTCGACCGGTTTGAGGAGGTTTTACCAGAGCTAAAAAAGTGCCTTCATTCTGAATTGAGCAAAAACGAGCAACCAAGCAAGGAGGCATTATGATAGCGTGGATTAAAAAACTGTGCGGCTTCGCGAGAGACGACAAAGATCTCTCAGAAGAAGATCTTCTTCTGAAAAAGGAAGCGGAAGAAAAGGCGGTAGATTTGTTTATGAAAATTCTAATAGATCGTAATACTAACAAAGAAGGAGTGTTCAGAGTGGGCTTCGAAGTGGGTTGGTATTTAACGAGAGAATGCACAATAGAAAAATTAGAAGAACTAGCCAAAAGAGTGGAGGAACAAAAATGATTGACTGCACAAAATGTCCCGTGAGCAAATGCCAGTTCCATAAGGACACCATTATTTGCGGCTATTGCATTGATTGCAATTGGGGTTTCAAAACCAAGCAGGCACGCACACGTTGCCCCATGCTGAGTCTGGAATGCGAATGCACTTTGGAGGTTTGCAAAAATTTCCCAAACCAACAGGAGGCATTATGATAGACGAAGAAGCAAGGGCAGAATTCGCAAGGGTGTGCAATCCGGTGATAGAGTGGGTCAGAAAATACAGCGACCCTCACGCCCTTATTGCAATCAACTACACAAAGGCCGAAATGCTTTACGGTGAGTTTAGCGTTGTTCGGGAAATAGAATAGGAGGAGGCAAAATGATCCGAACAGAAGAAGAACGATTCCAAGGCGCACAAATCGTTATGTTGGCTCTTAACAAATTAAGAAGCGACCTTGAAATGCCCTGCGGCTCCTGCCATGTGGAAGTTGATAAATGCCCGTCCGCCCAATGCAAAAGCGACAGGCAAATAACCATCTGCCAAGCCAAGCAGATGGTCAATATTCTTTGGGCAACGCTAGAATTTTTAAGCGGCAGGAAAGTAACATTCAGCAAAAAGACTGCTTTCCGGAAAGCGCAGGAGAAGGGAGCTTTATGACATACGGATACATCAGGGTAAGCACAGATATGCAAGATGTAGAAAATCAGAAAATTGGGATAAACCGGAAAGCGTCTGAGCTTAATACGCCTATAGACGAATGGGTTTCGGATGACGGCGTGAGCGGAACAAAGGAATACAGCGAGCGCGAGCTTGGAGGCCTCATGGAAAGGCTGAAAGACGGCGACACAATCATAGTATCCGAAATAAGCCGCCTAGCCCGCTCCGTGTTCATGCTGTTTCGCATAGTGGAGCATTGCACCCAGACAAGGAGCTGCGTTATTTACAGCGTTAAGGAAAGCCAAGTTCTTAAAAAGAACGATGTGGTTTCTGCAATCATTCTAAGTGCCTATGGGACGGCGGCGCAGATAGAAAGGGAAATGATAGTTAAGCGAACAAAGGAAGGCTTGGAGCGGCGCAGGCAGATGGGCGTTGTGTTTGGCAGGCCTGTAGGTTCCAAAAACAAGCCTAAAGAAGTTACTTTACAAAAAGAAGCCGCTATAGAGGAACTAATATTAAAGGATGTAAGTGCTGCTGCGATTGCAAAAATTGCAAATGTCAACAGACAGACCGTTTACAATATTATGGAAAGGAAAGGAATGCCTTATAAGAAAGTTGGATGCAGCGTGAACACGCATTATTGGGATGAACATTCAATGAAACCAATTATTGAAAAAGAAAAAGAGTTTATAGGGCAAATGATAGCGGAAGGCAAACGTCCTGATGAAATACGCGAACTGCTAAAAGATCGGGGTGTTGAATTAAGCACCGCGAACTTGCGCCTTTATATAAAAAGATTTGGTTTTTACGATTTAATGCGGCAAAAGAACCATGAAATGCGGTCAGTAGGCAATGTCAACTGCGGCAAGGGAAAGGCTTTTTTCAGAAGGGGGGGAATATGCAAGAAATGATTAAGAAATTTTCATGGCTGATGTGCAGCCCTGTTTACAGCGAAAAGGAGAGGTTAAACTTTATGCAGAAATTCTTTTGCTGCTTCCGCCGCACTGAAGGCGAAGAGTGGAGAAGCGAATTGGAAGCTGTTTTTTCGGAGATGGAAGATGTTAGGCAAATTTTTTTAAAGGCGAGCCCGGAGGGAAGATATCATGATGGAATCTAAAATAGACGAATTGCTAGCGAAAGGCATACGCCCTACGGACATAGCAAAAATATACGACCTCAATAAGAACGAGGTTATTTCTTATGTCAAAAAGAAAAGCAATGCGGAAAAAGCATTGAAACTCTACGGCAAGCGTATAGCAGGCATAATGAAAATAGCAAATATAGACGAGGCAACGGCTGAGAAAGTCTATAGATATTGCTTTGATAAGTCAAAGGAGGGATTAGCATGAGCGATAAAATAACAAGAACTGCAAAGCTGGCAAGAGACTTAGAGCAATCATTTAATGCTATAGGAAGTTCTATGATGAGTAATGATTTTGCAGCAAAACTTTTAGCGTATGTATATGTATGCGGCGGAAGCAATGAAGTTATAACCCATCACGAAAGCCTTGTTGCGGGAATAAACATAGCTCAGAGTAAATTCAATATATTCGGCGGCGAAATCCCGAAAGCTGAAGGAATCTTTCTAATTCAAAAATATGCTAAAGAATTACAAAACGCTTTGAAAAACAAAGAAAAATGTGAATGGATTAGTGAAATTGAAAATAAATACAATTTAAAGCTTAGGGCATTATAAAATGAAAAATACAAAAATAGTCAGACCGTTAAGCGGAAAGAAGTGTGGCCGTCCACAGAAGTATGCCACCGAGATAGAGCGGAAAGAAGCGTATAAATTACAACGCAATGCTAATGCTATGAAGCGATACGAGAAGATAAAAAACACGCCTGAATACAAAAAATATCGGGAAGATTATTATCGGGAAAACAAGGAGCAGATTTTACAGAGAAACGGAAAATATTACAAAGCCAATAAAAAAGCTATTGGAGAAAAGATATCGAGACGCTATCACACAAAAAAGCTTTTTGCAATGGAAGCGGTGCAAGAATTTTTGCGTGAGGAAATTCAGAAACATTTGGCCGCATTCAAGCCGGAGCAAGCCATTGACGCCGCAAAATCCGAAGTAAGCAAGGAAGAATTCCTAGACCTGTTTGAAACGGTCGAGGGGCTTTGCACCGATGTGACGAAAATAGAGAGGCATTTGAAATGGGAGGAAAAAAAATGAAAATTGAGTCTAAGCAAGCAAAGAATCTTCTGGACGAAGATTTGAAAGAGGAAACCGCCTTTGATGGCTGGACGTATTTCGGCGACAAGGGCGAAAAGAACTTGAAAGTGCCGTATTTCCATCGGCACGTGAAAGAGGGCGTAAAGGAAGCCTGGTGGCTCATGTCCGAATACTGGGCGGAGCTTCTGGAATCTCCATCGCTGAAAGACTTGCTGAATTCGATAATGACCTACAAACAAAAGGGATACATAAAAAAAGAAAATGTAATGGTGATTGACTTTGACGTTCTCAAAACGGCCTTGAACCACTCCGGCGTTTGTGAGCTGCTCGCATTCCGCCCAAACGCCCACCCGCATTTGAAACGCTATTTTCTCAAAGAAGAAGCAAAGGCGGAGCCGGCGATTAAATACGGAAACATGCAAGGCAAGCCAAGCCCTGAATTGGTTGAAGCATTCGGAAGGATAAAAATTCCCGGATTGGAGAAAAGCGAATCCCTTCCTGTTCCCGCTCCGCAATCACCCAACAGCATAACCTTCTGGTTCGACAGCAAGGCGTTCAGAACCCACATCCAGCCGGACAATTCAAAATGGTTCTGCGCGGTCGACGTTTGCAGGGAACTTGGCTACAAAGATGTCGAGCAAGCCATAAAATCCCACTGCCTCGGCAAACAAATAAAGTGCAAGCCGGAAGGATCGTCAAAGGATATGCTCTACGTCAGCGAAGGCGATTTGAACAACCTCATTCTCCGCTCAGACAGCCCCAACGCATTGCCGTTCCGCAGGACCGTAACGGAGAAAATACTGCCGGAGATAATAAAGTTGGGCAAATTCATTGCGGGAAAGGAAAGAGAGGAAAGGGCTTTCCAACGTGTTGCGGAACGCTCTTCCCAAGGCGAGCAACTGGAGTTGTTCCCCATACCTTCCAAACCCGACCTAAATTTTCCAAAACCGGTTGTTGAAACTCTTTCATTAGCCCTCAAGCATCTTGCAAATAACGGCATCGGCTTCAAAAACCACGCAGATTTCCTCGGCTACCTTCTAGAGCAAGGCTTGGACAAAATCGGCCTCCGTGGTTTCACGCTGAACCGTAACGGGGAGAAGGTGAAATGATTTCGGATCCCAAAAAGAACTGGCTCGCATACACTTGGCTTCCTGTTTCCGAGGCGGCCCGTCTCGAAGGCCTTGACGAAAGAACCGTCCGGAACTGCCTCCGGAGCGGCGTTAAATGCCGCTACGCATGGCGTCTCAATTCAAATGGCGAGAAGGAAATCCGGCTCTCCACCTTGTCGGGAGAAGCGATCATGCGCTACGAGGAAGAGGAGCTTCCAGAAATTGAGCCGGCAAAGGAGCGCGCAAATTCCATGGAGTTCCACAATCTGTTTCACGGAAGCCCTTTATACGTACAAAAGAAAGTCGAACAATGGACTGAGGTTATTCTGAATGCTATTGATTTGCGCGGCACATGGAGGCTTCGCCAATTTGTCGAGCAATGGAACGCTGAGAATGATTTCAAAATAACCCTTTCCCGCCTTTACGCGAGATTGAAGGAATACAGAGACAACGGCGGCGACCGCTCTTTTCTAATCAAAGAACGATACGTCCCAAAAAGCTCAATCAAAAAGGAGTGGCTCGACGATTTCAAGGAATGCTATCTAAGGCAGCAGCGGCCCTCGGCCAATGACTGCCGCATATACGCTTTAGGCAGGGCTAGGATGAGGTGCGAGAATGTCAATGAGGAATGCTTCCCTAGCCTTGCCTCTTTCTACCGCGCAGCGAAAAAAATTGGGAAAGGCATAAAATTATGGCATAGAGGCGGCCCCAAGAAATTCTACGATATTATGTCGTTCTTCATACAGCGCGAGTACTCCAAGCTTCCTGCTGGCTGGTGCTGGGTAGGCGACACGAGGACATGGGACGTTGTCATGAATTGCCCCGGCTTCGAATCGCTCAAAAGGCCTTACATAACGATGTTCGTGGATATGCGCACAGACATGCCTATGGGCTGGCATATCCATATCACGCCTCCGAGCGCGGCGAACACGCTGATGGCGTTGCGCAACGGCATAAAGCATTGGGGGAAGCCTGATATGCTTTATGTCGACAATGGCCGTGAATACCGGAACAAAGATTTTTCTGGCAATCCCAGAGGCGGCAACAATTGGGGCAAAGAGAATGATAAGAACGACGAAGAGAACAAGAAGGATGGCGAATATTGGATACGGAGTGCGGCAAGAATTCTGGAGATAAGAATGAAATTCGCAATAACCAGAAACGCAAGGGCAAAGACTGTTGAGAACTTTTTCGGCGTATGCAAAAACAGAATCGACAAAACCTTCATATCCTACTTCGGCGGCAACCATGTTGAAAGGCCTGAGCAGGTCAAGGATTTGTTCAAGAACAAAGAAAAGGCAATCAGCTTTGCCGAGTTCAAAAGCATCATGGACAAAAATTTCATAGACATACTCCCCAGCTATCCCTGCAAAAGCAAAAGGTTCGAGCAGAGCACAAGGCTGGAGGCTTGGGAATACCTTTACGGCCAAAGAGAGCCTATGGAAATGGTGTCCCCCGAAACACTTGAAATGATACCCACGCTCACAGAGGAATGCGCGGTAGGCAGAAACGGAGTGGCTATTTCAAAGCTTGGCGCATCCTGGTGGGCTGAATGGATGTCCTCAATCAAGGGCGACACAATTCTTGTCCGCTACAATCCTTGGGATCTATCCAAAGCATGGGGCTACGACAAGAAAGGCATTCTTGGCGAGATGGGCCGTCCGCACATAGTTCCCGCAATAATAGAGGCTCTTCCGGAGGAGGAGCAGCAGCTGGCCAAGGATAAATTGAGCGAGGCGATGGCGGCCCACCGCAGGGAGCGCAAGCGCATGAGAGACGCGCACAAGAGCAAGGGGACAACCGAGCGTGATATTCTCGAAGCTCGCGAATTCGCCCTTGGCATCAAAACTGTGGATGCGGCCACAGGCGAGGTCACAGACAGCGGCATGAAAATCACTCCTCTGCCCCCGCCGGTCGCGGCTACCAAGCACGATGCGGACAGAGAGGAGCTTAGAAGGCGATCAAAATTTGGAGACCCGGAGCGGTTATTGAACATGCTCGGGTGAAAGCATTTTAACACACCTTTAACACGGAGAAAAAGGCAATGGAAGAAGACACAAAACAACGGTTATCCGCTTACATGGCGGAAAGCGGCACCCCTCAGAACAGGGTTGCCAAAGCTCTCGGCATAAGCAGCTCTGCGCTCTCGCAGTGGCTCTCAGGCAATTACAAAGGCGACAACGCCTCTGTGGAGGCAAGAGTCAAGGACTACCTGTCCGCCGCCGCTGAGGAAGATGGCACCGCGGCATATCTCGAAGAGCAAAGCATAGTTGAAATCAGCTGCTACAAGCATGCTTCCGGTTTCTGCAAGCTTGTTTTCAAAAACAAGGTGATGGGCATGCTCATCGGGGATGCGGGCGCAGGCAAAACGACAGCCTTGCGCGACTACGCAAGAAAGCACCCGGCAAGCATACTCATAGAAGCGGATCCCGGCTACACGCCAAGGGTTTTCTTCAACGAGCTTTGCTCCCGCCTCAACATAGGCGCGCCAAACGCAACGCATGAAAAATTCATGCAGGCGGTGGACAAGCTCAAAAACAGCGGCCGCCTGCTTATGATAGACGAAGCTGAATGGCTGCCAAATGAAACTCTTGAGTATGTCCGCCGCATACACGACAAAACAGGCATAAGCATAGTTCTCTGCGGCCTTCCCCGGCTTGAAGGAAACATACGGGGACGAAAATTTCAATTCCTGCAGCTGTCAAGCCGTATTCAGCTGGTGGCACGGCTTAAAAACTTGCTGACACAGAAAGATGTGGAGGCATACCTTGAAAGCCGCTTTGAAAAATACAGCAAGGGCTGCGTGGAAGCTCTTTTGGAGTTCAGCGGCAGGAACTGCCGAATAATGGCAACCATCTGCAAGATATCAGCGGAAGAAATGGCGTTCAAAGGCATTTCCGAGCTTTCAAAGGATATTCTTGAAAACGCATGGAGTGTGTCAAGATGATCCCGAAAATCCACAGCGCGTCCAGCCGCATACACGCCTTGGCGGCAATGCTCCGCCTTGACGACTGCGAGTACAGAAACATGCTCTTCGACCTCTACGGCAAGCGCTCAAGCAAAGAGCTGACTCCGCTCCAGCAGACGGAGCTGATAGGAATTCTGCAAAAGCATCTTGGAGCGAAGAATGGCGGCAAATGGGGCGATTTAAAGCGCGCCAACCCCATAATGGCAACTCCCAAGCAATTGAGGGCTGTGGAGGCAATGTGGGCCAAAGTAAGCCGCATGGAAACCGCCATGGGCCGGGAGCAGGCCTTGCTGAAATTCTGCAAAAGAATAGCCGGCTGCGAGCGGCTCGAATGGCTGCGAAAAGCAGACATACGCAAACTTGTCAAGGCGATGGAAGCGATGGGAGCGGATGCCCCGGAGCGTTTCAACGCGAAAAACGCCAACCAAAAGGAGAAAAAACAATGGCAAAAACCGACAAAGACGGCAATTGGATAGATGCGAGAGGGCACCTCGTGCCTCCCGATCTGATCCCTGAAATCGACCGGAAAAGAGATGCTCTGGTGGAAAAATGGATTAAAAAAGCTCGCAAGAGGAGCGCCGAGCAGGCGGAGCTGCGCAAGGAATGCGCCGGCGACATAGACGGCTTCCTTGCTTTCCTAGCGAAATCAAAGAAAGTGCGGGAATCGTGGAGGGGCAACATACAATTCAAATCCTTCGATGAGTCTCTGATAATAGAAAGGGCCATGAGCGACCGCATAGATTTCAACGAGAACCTGCAGCTTGCGAAAGCGCAGATTGACGTGTGGCTTAAAAATCGCATCGGCAGCACGGATCCATCGCTTGCTAAAATAATATCGCAGGCGTTCAATGTGGACAAGAAAGGCCGCATAAACACAGCTGTGATCCTCAAGCTGATGCACCTTGAGATTGACGACCATGATTGGAAAAAGGCGATGGCTATACTCAGAGAGAGCATAATAATAGCGAGCACCAAGCTATACATCCGGTTCAAGGAAAAAATCCAAGGCGAAGGCGGCGAGGCGTGGAAAAATATTTCGCTTGACTTTGCGAATGCGGGGGAATGATATGGATATGGAAAGAACAATAGCAATGCTTATATGCTTGGCGGTTCTGTCGCTGGTTCTCGCTTGCTGGATAAAAATAGAGCTCAACAAAAAACTCAGCGATTCGGCGGCGATGGCAAGGTTCATGGCTTTGTTCATGTTCTTTCCGCTCTGGCTCCTGTGCGTTTTCGCTTTGTCCGAGGAGGCTGCGCAATGGTAACGAAAACAGACGTCCTGCCGCCCGGCATAAATGACATAGGCTTGCTCAATCCGGAGCTGTTGCGCATCTACGAAGAGCTGCGCGAGGGTTTCGGCATTTGGGAACTGTATGTGAACGAATGGGATGGCAAAAGAGTAAACAACTGGTGCGGCTACAGAACGCCGGAATGCAGCATAGGAGCGGTCAATTCCGCGCACAAAAAAGGGCTTGCCCTTGACTTGCACGCAGGAACTCCTTTCGCAAAAGCAGATGTCCGTAAAGCCAGGAATTTCAAACTCTGGAGCTACCTTAAAATTCACGGGCACGAATACGGCATAAAAAGGATTGAGGATACGGTCTCAACACCGACTTGGTGCCATATTGACTTGGTTGCGAAAGAAAAATGGAACCATGAGGAAGGGGTTTATGTCTTCAAATTGTAAAGCGAGGATATTCACAGACGTGGATGGCGTCCTTGCGGATTTCCGTCTGCAGGCAAAGGATTGGGGCTATGAAAAGCTCCTCGAACAAGGCAAGATGTGCCGGGATCCGGAACTATGGAAAATCATAAACAGGGATCCGTACTACTTTGCCGCCTCCATGAATTGGGAAAAGCACGGGGAGGAGCTTTACGCAAAGCTGATTTCCTGCCGCCAGCCTGTAATTCCCATAACCCACTATCCAAGCGACGAATGGATGAGAGGCCGCATTCTTTGGATTCAATGCAACCTGCCGTGGTCGGAAGAGCCTTTGCTTGTTCCCATCGGAAACAGCAAAGCCACCTTCTGCGGCGGCAAAAGCGACATTCTAATCGACGATATGCCGGCGAGCATAGAAGAATGGCAATTGAAAGGCGGGACGGCGGTTTTATGGGATTCGGAAAAACCGGAAGAATCGTTTGCGAACTTGAATTTAGCTTTTGAAAACTTGGGGGTGGTGAAATGAGCAAAATCTTTTTGCTTCTAGCAGTATTTATCCTTGCCTGCTACAAGCCTGCCATCAAGAGCGAAATGGCGGTCACGGAAGCCAGCACGGAGACGCAGCGGACTTTTCAAATGCAGACCGGACAGACTTTGACGGAAACCGCCATGCAGGCCGACAGCGTAATCGTAATAAGAACCGACACGCTCACCGTGGCCAAATACTACGCCGTCAAGAAAACGGAGACCGTCCGGGACACGCTAACCCTCGTGCGGGTGGACACGCTGGCACGGACGGACACGGTGAGGATAGCGGCGAAAACAGAGGAAAAGCCGGAGCCGGGGGTTTGGGGCAAAGCTAAAAACTTCATAATATGGTTTATTGTTGGCTTTTTGGTTTATATCGTATTCTTGAGGTGTAAAAAATGAGCTGGAGCAAATCGGATAAACATCTATTATGGGATGACATTTGTATTCCCATAGAAAAAATCAAATATCTTAGAGTAGTGAAAGATAGCGAAGTTTCCGCATTTAAAATAATTGCGGAGTTTTTGAATAGCGAAACGCTTGCTTATTCTACAAATTTTCGAGACAAAGAAGCGGCAATAGAAACAATGCGGGAGATGTTTAAATGAGCAATAACAAGTTTGTCATCTGGGCACTGTTTGACAGCGAGACCGCCACCGTGGCGAAAGCCCTGCCGGAGCACGATGTTTACTCATTCGGAATAGGCGGCGGCACGGAGCACATACACCTTGATTTGAGCGATTTCGGCACGGCGAAAGCTGTGCTGGACACATACCCCAAGCCGGATATTATTTTCGCATCGCCGCCGTGCGAAACATGGAGCGCTGTTTCTATTGGCAACAAAAGGCATTTCGCAAAAGAGCGCGGCGGCCTGAATTTGTACTGGAAATCCAGATGGATTCCTTTTGATTTTCTCCCAAAACATGTTGACCGCCGCCTGAACGGCGTAAAAACCGCAGAAACTTTAGCAAAAATCATAAAATGCTACAATCCCGATTACTGGGCAATAGAGAATGGCACGATATCCCTCATCTTTAGCTATCTCCTTGAAAAATGCGACTTGTATGGCTTAAAAAATTACACCAACTACTATTCCTATGGTTTCAAATACTTAAAGCCCACTACGATTTACTCTAATATGATGCTAAAATTAAAAAAGGAGAGACCTAATAATAAGTCTGAGTATGAACTAATAAAAAATCATATTAAAAACCATTCAAAAAGACAAATTTACATAGAACGCTCCAAAGTCCCCCCCGAGCTGTACAAGGACATATTTCGCCAGTTTCAAACGCTTGTTAAAATGGATTAAATATGCCTTTAAAAGACTTTAAAACACTGAAATTAGTTCTAAAATCAAAATGGTTTGAAATGATAGAAAGCGGCGAAAAACCGGAAGATTATCGTGAAATCAAGCCTTTTTATGATTCTCGCTTAAAAAATAAACCTGAATATGTTAGATTTCAACTTGGTTATTCAAAAAATGCCAAAAAAATAACATTTAAAATACAAGGAGTGTTTTTGTATTTTCCAAGCACTCTATTCACGATCGCTAAAACTGAACCCCCTACAAACAAAGTTCTTAAAGCGTCATTTGGCAAATCATGCGAAAAGAATGGGGATTTGAAGAGGAAAAATCTCTATATATAATCAGGCTTGGGCAGAGAATTTTGCAATAACAGAATGCAATGCAGAATAAAAGTTCGTAAAAACGGCAAATTCGTTCCATTTAAAATGTGCACAAGCAAAATTCCATAAAAACCTATAAAACCGCCTAAATTTATCAAAAAATAGCGATTTTGAGAATTTATCTAAAAAATTTTGTATTATTTCAAGTGAGAAAATGCAAAAAAAATAGGAAAAATAGGAACAAATTCAGAAATTTCGGCATTTTTCTTCTCAGTACGAGCGATAAAGAGGAAATCCGATAAAAATCGGGAGGCAGAGGCGTTTAGACATTCATATCCTTTATTATTTACGCCGAAAATGCACACCCTCGTTCACGGATCCGAAACCGGGTATGCGAGCGGAAACGGTGTCGCCGCTCTCGCTCGCAAATTGGCTTTTCAAATCCGTATTCATCAGCCCCAAAATAGGGGCTTGGGCCTTGACCTCGGCTGTGATGGTCATGACCCGTTCTTCTGTTGCTATATTTGCCGATGGCATAATGCAAACCTCACGGTTAAATTGTTGAAATGAAATGTCCGCTCTTAACAGCCGAGCAGGCGAGCCGTCTCTTTCTTTGGAACCGGAGCGGGACGGTTACCGCATGTAACACCAGCGGTTGGCGAGCCGTCTCTTTCTTGTGAACCGGAGCGGGACGGTTATGGCGAGAAAATAAAACTCACCATAACAATAAATATAGAATTTTTTTGGGGAAAAAGCAAGAAAAAAAATAAAAAAATATTTTTTTATTTTTTCGCTCACACCGTCCCTGCCAGCTTATGCACTATTGAACTCATCTTCGCATTTTTATCCGCTGGCGACGCATCTATAGTCACATCGCTAGGAATTGGCACCGTAGGTGCTTTTGGCGGCGGTGCTGATGGAACGGCGGTCCGCACAGATTGCGGGTTTCGCACAAGTTCGTCAACCCTTAGCAAAACGGCAATCTGCCTGGGTGCAGGCAATTCCAAAAACTTCTTTAAATCAACCGAGCCGTCGTTGAAGCCTTTGAAAAACTCATTCATAATAGTGAATTTGTTTTCCATATTCGCCAGTTTATTAGCGAACTCCGGGGCATCTTTATTCAAAAGCGGCACATAGTACGTGCTGCTTTCCTCAAAAGCGGCATAGCCGTCGCCCAGTTCCTGCTGTGCAGCCGCAGTGTATTCCTGCATATATTCATTGTTAATATCCGCATACTCTTTCTCAATCTGGGATATCTTGTATTCGTCCAGCTCCGAGGCTTTGCCGTCTTTTAATTTAGCTTGCAATTCGGCATGCTGCTTTGCCAGCTCCGCATACCTGCTTTCTGAATTTTTCAGACGGTTTAAAACTTTGTCAACTCTAGACGGGGGCTTTTTGTTTTCCGATGGCTTTTCCGGTTCCGGTGTTTTTTCCGGTTCCGTCTTTGGCGGCTCTTTTCCCGCCATTTTGCCAACAATGGCCTCCATAGCCTCCGCCGATGCGTTTGCCTGCGCCGGTGCCTCTTCTGTTTGCGTTTGCGCGGCTGCATCTGCAACCGGCGCGCTTGTCTGTTCTTCCATTTGGTAACCTCCTAATTGTATTTCACCAAGTCCCTGTTAAGCTTAATCAATTGATCTATGGAATTCTGCCTCAATTCTTCAAACCGCAATGCCACATCAATATCGTTTTTCCCCTCTGCTACCTGCAATTTAAGCACCTCTGTCTCGTTCTGAATAAGCGTTTTATGAATATCCGTTTGGGCCCTAATCTGCGCCGCATATACCTGCTCTTGCTTGGAATTCTCCAAGCTAACATTAATGGCGGTCAGCCGCTCAATCTCTTTCTGCATGGCTTGCACCTGCATTGCGTTCTGGTTCGCCTGTTCCTGTATGGCTTGCACATTAGACAACAGCCCCTGCACATTCACAGCGGCTTGCGCTTGCTGCTTTGTCGCATCGTCCAAATCCGTCTTCTCAGCCAAAGCGGCGGCAAACGCCGGGCTTTCCTTCGCTATCTGCATCAAATTCAAAAGCGTTTGGAAATCCCGGCTCTGCTTCATTTTGGCGAAATACCGGTCCACAACCTCGCACAGCCTGTTTTCGCCAAGCACAGCGTAATAATCCGTAAGCACCTTCGCCAAAACATCCAAGCCGCTCAGCATGGAGCGTATATAAGCGTTCCCGCTCGCATCTTTTTTCTCGCGCCTCAGCAATACCGATTCCGCTGTTTCGTGGCTTCTGGCCTCCCCGGCCATGTCCCCGCCCATGATGATTTTCAATATATTCAGGAGCATATCCAAAAGCTGCAAAGCTTCTTGTATTTGCAAGCTCTGGTCAACTCTTTGGGGAGGCGGGTAAACAACAGCGTTCCCGTCCAGGGTGTCCCTGCTTTTGTAAGCGAGCAGGGCTTGCGGCTCGCCGTTTATGTTAGTCCACTGCTGGGCGTTGTCCCCTAGCGTTTCCTCTGCGACCATGAACTGCACATTAGGCGCGGTCGCAACTTTCTCCTGTATGTATGATAGCACGAACGATATAGTGACTAAAATGCCTCTTGCTTTGTAGTAAAGTCCTCGGAAATTAGGCTTATTTTCTATAAAAGTCGGATCACCGAAAAACGCCACTATAGGCAAATGCCGCAGATTAAGCTTTACCGTCTTGCCCGCTTGCTCCTTTCCAATAAACTCGCTTATCTCAACGCCATCTTCCGTTTTCTTGTAATAAGTCAGCAGATAGGCTTCGTTGCTGCCAAGCTGCAATGTATTTTTAAAAGAGTCAATCAATACCTGGTCTGTGCTGCCGCACTTGACACCCTTGGCCTCTGCCTGTTTCTTGGTGATTTTTGAAAGGTGCAACGCCTTCTTGAAATCCTCGCTTATGTATGTCTGCAAATTGGATATCCGTTTCACCTTCAAAGCGTTGCCCTGGTTGTAGGCCAGCATGAAGCTTTTGCCATCTTCAAGAATTTCCCGCAGAGCATCGGACATGATTTTGCGGTCTATCTCAAAGTTGTTTATCTCCGGCGGGGCCAGTTCGAACATGGACACAATCTGCGACACATTTGAGTTTATGAAGTCCGCATAGACATGCGCTCTTTTCTCTGCCCACAAAGTGGTGCTTACGGAGCTAAAGCCGTTGCCGCTCGCAAAGTTCTTGGATATTTCAAAGTCCTCTTTGTCGCGGTTGAAAACAGCCTTGTTAGAGACATCGTTCCAAAATTCCAAAAGTTCATCTATCTTTTCCATTTATCACCTGTATGGGTTGGAGTTGAGTTGTATTCTTCTTATTTCAAGCGTTCTTTTTTCCCTCGCCTCCGGAGAGAGCACAGCGGAA